GAATGAACCGGGTTCGACGCATGAGGGCCTTGAGCAGGCTCACCATCTGGGCAACCACGGTGCAGCGCTAAAATACGAATGTTCGGATAATGCGTTGCACGTTATGTTAGCGAAGCCGGCCGACTGGCCGAATCTGACGCCGGGATCATTGCGAAGCCCCGGCGTCGGATTTACACATAGCGTGCATTATGAGCAGCTAGCTCTGCAGATCAGTGCCAGCGTGGAACTTGAATTTTTCGGAGTCGACCAAATTCGATTTACCAGTTCGCTTAGCGCGTCCTGGTCTTCGATTCCCTGCAGCTGTTCACCCGGTCTGTACTCGTAGACTTTCAACCCGCGCTTCAGGGCATGCGATAGCTGCCGCTGCCAATAATGACTACCCTCACCCGATTCCTGATCGTCGCTCAGAATGATGCTGTGCTGCTGCAGCAGGTAGTCAAAAAAAATTTTATCAGTGATGTCTGCGATCACTGCAGCGTGTTGCACTTCTGGCGAGCGCCATGCTTTCCGTGTTGCTGTACCTGCTTTGGCAGTGACCTTGTTGTAGTACACCACTGATATCTCAAGGTCGTTTAGCAAGGCGATTTCGTACGTATCGAGCTGCCCATCTCGATCATCGAGCCTCAACAGGCGGTAGCCAGGTGGCAGTGCGCAGGCGACATCAGCACTAATGTCGATAGGTTTCTCTGCGTTGCAGATGGCTTGATACAGGCCTTGGTGTTCAACATTCATGAGGCAGGCTTTCCTGTTGGATCTAGGTGCTGTAGCTGGTCAGAACAGGGCAGGGAATAGGAACTCAATCGAATGCCTGGATAGGTTCAGTGAGACTGGCTTACGACCGTCAAGATTGATCAATCCTTCATTGGCCATCTGCAAGAGTAGAGCTCGAATACCGTGATCGGTCATCTTTAGCTCAGCTTGGAGCTCTCCGCGCTGCATTGGTCCTTTGGTGAGCAGCTCTAGATAAGCTGTCTTTGCTTCGATTCGCAGGATCGGCAGGCCTTCTTTGTGTGCGCTTGGAAACGCCCCGCGGCTACGCATTTCAAAGTAAAACTCGATGCGCTGGCTAAGCGACTGTGGTTCCAGGAGGGAACTGAAATAGCGCACCTGGTCCAGTGCTGTACCAATGAAATATTCAGTGAACGTGAGTAGCCCTCTCTCTGAGAGCTCGCCTCGATCATTGGGATCACTGCCTCGAATCTGATCGGCTGCTTTCAATGCTGCATAGTAAGCATCTACGTCTCGGCCAAAGCCTCGACTAATCGTCCAGAGTCCATAACCACCCAGACCAGCTGCACGTAGGTACTGGTCAGTGAACAGTCGACCAGTTCGTCCGTTACCGTCCATGAATGGGTGTATCCACATCAATCGATGGTGAGCTCCCGCAGCTGCAAGCAGTTTGTTTGTAGGGCTATGCAGCCAATCTAGACGGTAAGCTCTCTCAAACGCGTTTAGGTAGGCCCTCATGTTTTCGGCTGTCGGCGGGATATGCTGCCCAACCTTCACCCCCCTCGTTCGGAATTCACCCGGGACCAGCTTTACCTTCTCACCGGTCTCCTGATTCACCGTGATCCACATGTGTTCCTCAGGCATGCCGACATAAAATTCTCTATGCAAGCGTGCGATGGAGTCTCGCGTGCAGATCTCGACCTCGTCGATCGGATCGTTTGAAAGGCGACGCTGGGCTTCGATATGGCGTTTGATCTCCAGCAAATCCTCTCCGGCTTTTTCGCCGGTTGGGACTTCCTGGGCTCGCAACACGTCAGCAGGGAGTGTTGGATTGCCCTCGATTTTGTTGCTGTAGAAAGAGTTTACCTGCTGCAGCAGATTGACCATGGGCCTGCGCAATGGCTCAGGAATCTTGTTATGAAGTGCGGCATCGAGCTTCATGATCTCGACCACATCACGCTCTAGGTGCTCTGGAGCTCTGTCTTGAGGGATGAACGGTGTTAACGCCATTTGCCTTTTCTCAACTGTATTCTGCTGCTTGTGATTTAAGCTGGTTCATATTCGATTACGGGTGCCGCAGCTGAGTGCCTGGTTGGGGCTTTTTCCAACCAGGTGCGCAGGTGTGGCCGACAAGCGCAGCGCGTCAGCTACGTCCTGTCAGCCCCCGATTTTCAGCAGTGACTCGACCTGATCGAGTGTGTCCTTGAGGGATTTCATGTCACCTTGAGCCATCATTTCGATAGGACTTTTCCCACAGAAGAACGGATTATCGTTCCTCATTCTAGGGAAACCATAGACATTCAGAGGGTTTTCAAACACTTCCCGCAGAGTTGCGTGAATGTTCAGCACAATGCTGATGCGATGGAGCTGTTCCTGGCTGAGATCGAGGTTGTCCTCTGGGATCTGCAGAATGTCCTGGATCTGTCCGGGTGAAGCTTTCCATTGCTCAAGGACGGTCATTGCGGTGCGCAGCGCCACTGCGTTTCTCTGCTCAGGTTGCATCTTGTTCTTCCTGTCGGGGCCTGAAAAGTTCCACCATGGAACTTTCTGGATGACACGATTCGAGCGGAGCGAGGTGGGGGGCTGTTACACCCCCACTTTGGTATGGAGTTCCATACTTTCGGATCGCTCAGTCTTGCCGTGGCTTGCCACGGTCACGTGGAGGAGGAGGAGTGAAGTCCTCCTTACGCAGAGGCCCTCTACTCACCACGCTTTCAGCCAGCTCCCAAGCTTCGATTGACATTTCCAAGCTGCTCAAAACCCCATTGATGACATTGCGGGCCATTGGCTTTAGGTGGTCATCGAGCTCGTTGAATCTGCGAAACAACGCTTTGACATCCCCCGAGACCTCTCTCTCTGACTCATCCAACAAAATCTCGTCAGTAGAGCATTTCAAGAATCTCGCTATGCCTATCACCCTGTCGCTAGGCGGGATGTTCTTGCCTTTCTCCCAGCTCGCAATGGTGTTTTCTGCAATCCCGAGCGCCTCAGCTAAAGCCTTCTGCGAGACCTTACTGGCTTCACGCTTACGTCTGATGTTCTCACCAATGCTCATCTGGGCTTCAACCGGTTCGTTCTGATGATTCAATCCTAACCCCTGTGTTTTCATACAGCACACAGATGTGTGTGCTCAACACCACAAGTATGCCTTGCGCATAACCTTCGACATAGATTAGTCTAAACCCCATCAATGTATTGGGTTGACAGGTTTTGGGATGTTCATCGACTGGCTTAGCATTTCACAGGAGCATCCCCATGATCTGCCCAACCTCGGTGGCAAGAAATTTTTGACTATTGATGAGGCAACCGGCGACGTCATTTCCTCTAAACGTCCAAAGCATAAGCACCGTGAGAGCTTTTCAACGTCTATCGACATCCACATTTCAGGCCGTCGAATTCGCGTTGATGGCAATCCGAGCAGAGTAGGGCGGTTAGACAACCTGTTTGGATTTTCCACGATCGAGCAATGTGTCGTCGTTTTTAACAAAATTCTCAGTCAATACGGACTCCCACCGTTTACAAAATGCACAGAAGTTCTCTTACGGGACGGCGTTTCAGGCGCAAAAGCAGGTGATCTCGTAGCTGATGGAGCCGTAATTCACCGAATCGATTTGACCACCAATATCTCGGTGGGAAAGGGCAATGTAAGACCATACCTACGCGCAGTCTCAAGTCAGCGCATCGGACACTCAATTGGTTTTTTGTATCCCAATGGCCGAACAGTCGTATGGACTCCAGATGGTGGTGGTTCTGGCGGTCGGCTTCAATATCGCAAGGCATATGATAAAGCTGCTGAGTTGATCAAGTTGCTTCGTCGTATAAAGCGTCAATTTGGTGAAGATTCTGATGAATACCGCTATGTGGTAAAGGTTCGAGAGTACTGCCTCTCCGAAGGCATCGTCCGAATGGAACAAGAATTAAAATCTGAATATTTGAAGCGCGAAGGGCTGGCCTACTGGGGCCTTTTCAAAGAAGCCCGCTTTATTGACATACATAATCAATTCCTTGCTCTGGATGAAAACTTGCAGGTGACCGCCTTGGACATAATGACTATTGCTGACCAACTTATTGAAGGTGGCTACTGTAAAAGTCGCCAGGCCGCTAATGCTACTGCAGCTTGTGCTCATCAATGGATGGCCGGCCACGAACTAGATTTCAAGAAGTCTCAGACTAAAATTTATGCCGCACGTCTTAAGCATATTGGTATTTTCATCCGAAATTCTTCCGATACGACTCGGTTCTCGCCGGTAGTTGTGCGCGAATCTCGTGAAATTGTGAAGTCGAGCGTAGTCATTCCGTCCTGGTACCGTCGCCCTAATCATTTGCAGATTGCCGCATGAAGACGTTTTCAGTTGACCATACGCAGCTATCAACTAATCAACGTCGGATGCTGGAACAGCAAAAACTTGTTCGAGCAACGTTGAAGCCAGTTTTGGCTGAGCAAATCGCTCATACCATAGCGTTGCTCGAGGCTCGAAAAGAGCAGGGTGCTAAACCAGAGGTCATCTGGACGCTGGACTGGCAAGAAACGGGGACTCTTTGTATAGCTGAATGGATGGACTACTGAATGGAACGTGTCGCTTATCAAAATCTTCGCTTTGAAATCGAAGCTCAAATCTCGTGTGCTCTCGATGATCCAGGTGTCGATAAAGAAGCATGCATTAATAGCTTGATGCGTACCTTCCTCTCTGCATTGGCATCGCAAGAGATCAAGCGTCAGCAGAGCAAAAAGGATTTTTTGACGTTTCGTCGCAATCCAAATGTTGTTGTTCCTAGTTGGGCGTATCACAAGCCAGGTTCTACTCCACAATTTCCATATTCACGGTAGGTATGTCATGGATCGCTCCATTTTCTTTGAACTCTCGCCCTTGGGGAGGATTTTTCCGAACGTTCAAGCAGGTATGTATATCGACTGGATTACCGTAAAGCAGTAAAGCTTTTAGCTGGGTATCAATAAGTCAGTCACTGTGCTGACTCCCAATAATTAAATAGGTTTTTTAAATGTCTAACACGATCATCGTCGAAATCACTGGCAATCACCGCAGCGGCACTGCCGCGAAAAGCGGTAAGCCTTACTGCATGTACGAAGGTTACGTTCATCTTCCCAACGTTCCTTATCCGCAGCGTGCGGACTTCTATGCGGAAACGCCTAACCAGGTGCCACGTTCAGGCAAGTATGAGTGTGACGTTATCGCTCAGGTACGTGACAGTCGTCTTAGCTTCGAAGTCGACCCTCGACAAGGCCGAGTCGTTTCCACGGCAGCTAAAGTTTCTGCTTAATGAGCAGTTTCTATGCCGGACTCAATTCGTTGTATCGGCGAATTAACCACTGTTAGTGGTTATCCGCAGTGCTCGGGTCAATGGGAAGTTGTTTTTCAGCCACCTCCATTTGACCCGTCTCAGCTAGACCCCGTTCTGCTTTCTCAAGCTTTCGGAGCGGGCTTTGTACTGGTTGCGACATCCTTCGTTGTTACGTTGGGTGCTCGCATCTTTCTAAATTTCTTGAAATCACTTTGAGGTTCCCATGCTGAAAAAAATGAAAGTTGCTGCTGCCGTAATTCTGGCTTCTGCTGTTTCGGCAAACGCGATGGCTGCTGAGGCTTTCGATTACACCGCTCTGACATCTGCTGTCGACTTCGGCGCTGTCGGCACTGCTGTTCTTGCAGTTGCGGCCATTGTTGCAGGTATTTTTGCTCTGCAGCGTGGCGTCAAGATGGTCTTGTCGATGGTTAAGTCTTAAGGCTCTTCTGCTGCACGGGGCTCTTTTGAGCCCCTTTTTTTTCAGGAAAATCTATGGACCAGCTTTATTACTTTGCAATGTTTGCAATAGGTTCCGGCTGTGCATTCGTTGCTTTTTCGGGGTGGTGAATATGAAAGAAACACTTGCTGCTATCTTGGCGGTTATTTCTTTGGCGTTTCTATACTCAAATAGCGCTCTTGCTAAGGATGGTGAGTATTGGGCCTGTTTTGATGGTACCAGTACCCCTAACCCTGCTTATGAAACATGTGCAAGGAATGGCTATTACGCGCAAAGTCCGGATGATGCCGCTGTTAACTATGTAAATGCTTATCGCGGATGGATGGGCAAGCTTTATGGTGAAAGTTTTCTTTCGTTTGACGTTGAAAGCATGGATTGCCAGCCTGCAGGGCTCCCTTTTTACTACATGTATAAGTGTAACTTTAAGGCGACATTGAAAATTTTCGAAGAGGGCACTCCTAAAACCGTTTACCAGGGGCAAGATGACTTTGCTTGGGTATCCCGCCCTTTTAGTTGTGCGGCAAACCAAGTTTTCAAGGGTTTGCCGTCTTCTGTGATCACTACCCAAGAGGGAAAGCGAATTGTTTTGTCTCGCGCACCGGGCGACAAGGTTTGTAGTAATAGCTGTGATTACACAGCTGGTCGTTCCGAAAAGTGCTATATGACAATCGGCTCAGATAATGAGGGTTTCTGCAATTACAACTACCAAATCACTCTTGATGAAACCGGGCATGAAATTTCTTGTACTACTGATCCTTCTATTGTGCCTGGAGAACAAGGTGATGAACTTTCTGATGCATGTCCGGAGGGCTATGAGTTTGCTAACGGTAGTAAACAATGCACGCTTATTCCTTGCCCGGAAGGTCAAGAGCGTGTTGAAGGTAGTGAAACATGTA